CAGCGTTGACTTGAAGTATGATTTCCTCGTGGGATAACTTCTGCCAACCCTGTCCTTGGCCCATTCTCGGCTGGGACGGGCCCAGAGTTGTAACATACTGTAGTGGGGCGGAGCCCCGTTCCACAGATTTACCTCTCGCACGACGGCGAGTGGCGTTAGGTACATTGCGCTTACCACGTCCTCTGGTGGAGGTAGCTCCATTGCGGTTCATTTCTGTATCTCAATGTTTTGATACTTTTCGTGGTGGTATACGGTGTGGTATGAAGGCACCACCACAGGAGCTACGTTCCACGAGCGAGAGAACAGGATCAGTAGTAGTAAGAGGCAAAGCACTAAAAGGGGCCCTACACGAGGGTCCTCGGGACAATAGCACTTGCCGGTCGCCACTAGAAATTGAAGTTGAAGGTGTTTTCAATCTTGTCAGCGGTCTGAACAATTCCTAGGCTGAACCTGTCCTCTTGTGCGTCTCTTTGGCTTAGAGCGGTGCGGCCAGCGCCGGCTGCCACTGAGAGTCTGGCAGATCTGGCTTGCTGGCGGTCCTTAGCACCGGTCTTGTTGGGCTCTTTGGTTGTAAGGGAATCTGAGGCAGGAGTCTCAACAGTAGACATTCGGGCGTTCTTGCAGGAATACCCAACCTGGATTCAGTCCACTCCAATTCAAGGGAGTCATAGTATCCTTCCAAGGCTACTTGCTCGTCGGGAGTGTAGCCAATTGCAAGGTAGAATGAAAATCTGGTCGCCGCTGAAATGGGGCGGGCCTTCCGGTCGGATTTGCCGTGATGAAGCACGTAAGATAACCCGTACCTAAACTCCTTTGACTTGTGGATGTTTCCCTTGTTAATTCCGTTTCGAATCATACACTGGTAATACGCTTGCTTGATAGGCATACCACCTGTCAGACTCAACCCTGCTTCACCAACTGCACGACACCATTTGCGAGCGCTGTTCGCAGTATAGAATGGAGTAATGCTGCACGCATCTTTACTCATGGTGACAGTTGGATTTCGGACGAGGACATATTGGGTTCCGTCAAAAACTGGCTTCATTTGGCAGAATTCAATTTGCTCTGTGATGTACACTGGTGGCTCTGCGACTACTTCAAACCCATACCTCATCCAATGGTCGTACAACGCCTTTACTACTACTTCCTCATCATCCGCCGAGCAGATTAGTACGTTGTCGTCACCATTATTGACAAGTTGGGCGTCAATGCCAAGACTGTCCACCAAGTCTCTCACTATTAGCGATGCCAAGATGCAGTTCCCCAGACTGGTGTTCATGTCGCCAGACATCCTCTTCCCGTCTACTGAATACTTAAAAAATCCATCATTTGTGTGTGCAGTGCCCTGGTTGTGGATTTGCCATTTAAGCAGTAGACTAAGCAGTTCAGGGTATCCGTGAATAGATTTGTAGATGGAGTGCTCAAATCTTAGCGCTTCAACAGATACGTGCTGATCGAAACGGGAGGCGTCGAATCCAATTGCGCAAGGGTTGGAATATTTGCACATTTTCTTGTGGATTTCGGCGCCCATGGCCTCTACATTCATGCCTTTAAAAATGGTCTTGCCACCCCATATTCGGTCTATGGCCTTGTAGATTGGGTGTTCAATGTGCTTGAGGTACTTCCCCAACTCTACGTTGTATCGAGGGTGGCGTGGTTGGATGACCCTAGGACAAGGGTCAGGCTTGAGTGTGAGGTTCAATTTCTCCGCCTTGATGAAGGTCTTGAGGTAAGAGTCTTGGATAGCCACTGGGCGTTCGGACAAGGAAATCACCGCCTTGCTATAAGTGGTCAACTGAGGACCATCATAGTAAGACAAGAACATCTCGTCAGTAATTGGGCTCTTCCTTCCAACTCTTTTAACAATTTCCTTCTTGTATTTGTTTAGGCGCTTAAAAATGCCTCGGACTGGTTCTGGGGCAGGGCAAAATGCAGGGTCAAGTGAGG